TCGGCTCCCTGCAATTCGAGCGCCGCGCTGGTTTCGTCTGTAAACTCATTTGTGAGTTCTTCGATTTCGCCCTGCTCATCGAGCACTGGCGCGGCTGGTGTTGTGACTTTCTTTTTTGGTTTCATTTGGACTCCTTTCATGAGTTTATTGGACGCGCGGCGCGCGTGGGTTTCAGCGGTCACGTCGCCGAGAACTTCGAGTTTATATTCCTGCAACTTATCTATTCCTGTGCCTTCGACCGCGGGGGTATTGACGGCGCTGGTCTCTTTGCCGGAGGGGTTGATAAATATCAGCATGCACATGATGTCTTTTTGGTCGACCTTATAGACTCGACCTGGGGAATGCCGGCATTCGAAACTAAACCAGGATTGCTTGCAGATGGAGCACATGACATCGTCGTAATACCAGCCGATCGAAAATCGGTCGATCTTGCCTTCGACGAAGTCGACCATCCCGCGGCGGGTGGTGAGCCGGATGGTTTGCTTGAAGGCTTTGCCTTCAAGCGCCGAGTCGATGACTGTGCCGTCGCGCGCGTCGATGTCGTAGGTGTCGTGGTTGCGGAGGAACGGCTGTCCTTCGAAGGATTTGGCGAAGCTGGCGAGATCTGCTTCCTTGAACTGGTAGGGGTTGTGGTTCTTGCCGGTGCCATACACGCGCGCCTGAAAATCCAGGTGGTCGATCTCTCCGTTTTCGATCTTCGGGAGGATCTCTGCGCGCGGGGGCAGGTCGAGCTTTTCAACGACCGGCAATGATCTGAGAATGGGAAGGACTTTTTTACTCATGGTCTTACTCCTCGTTATTGGTGAGCCCGCAGGGTTTGGGGAAGGCGGGCGGCTTTAGGAAGACAGCCTTCTGCACTTCGACTCGCGCGAAGGATGTGCCTGGGTTGTTGACCTGGTATTTGATCGGCTTTGATGGTTTCATGGCACAGGATGCCCATATCATCTGGAAGTGGGGTCCTGGTCCATACTTGGGCTTGGCGCTATTTTTGATATAGCGAAAGACCTGGCTTTGGAGGTAGACAAGTCTTTTCGTGGGTGCAGGTCCGCTCATTCTTCGTCCTCATCGGGATCGCCTTCGTCGGTGCCGCCTTCGCTGGGTGTCTGCGCGCCTGGGGCGGTGAGGGGCTTTTTGAGCCCCTTCGGGGCTTTGCCTAAGAAGGGCTCGGCGATCATCTTGTAAACTATTCGAAGCAGTTCCTTCTCATCAAGGAGTCCTCGGTCGAACATGTCGGCGAGCTGAGGGTAGGATCTGCCAAGAGCAAGCGCGAGGGTGGCGTTATCTCGCTCTGTGATGTCTGGTCCTTCGATCTCAATCTCTGCGAGCGCATCGACGTTTGAGTCGGTGCGAGATCTGATAGCCACTGCCACGCGCGCCATATCAACCAGATTGGAAAAGAAATCATTCTGCATCTCCTCGAGGGTTCGGAATGTGGGGGTGCCTGCGGCTTCGGCAGTGGTGCGGGTGGAGCTCTCCGGCTCTGCCAGCCAGTGCATGGGAAAACCGATGCCGCTGAGAATATTCTTTTTGATGGCTGTGCCGTCGAGGGTGGCGTCGAAGCTGTCGAGCTGAGCGCCCATGATGCCCCACTGCTCGCCGTTGCCTTCGTTCATGACCAGAACGCTGCCGGACTTGGGAGGGTTGGCGTTAAGCTCTAACTCGCGCTTCTGGCGGTCTACTTCGCTTTTGTATTTGCCTGAGACGACATACATAAAGGCAGTTCGAAAACGATTGAGACGGACTCGATCTTCGAGCCACGATGAAAAGCGACCTATCCAGACGAGCAAGGGCGAGAGGTCTGCTTCTCCCCACGGACTGCCGACCGGCTGATTCGATGCAAAGTGCATCATGAATTTTGTTTGCTTCTCGGCTTCGAGGTCGAAGGCTGGATAGTATTCCTCGCCGGTGGCGTCTTTGGTGTATTTGAGTTCGGTTTCCACATCGTCATCATCGGTGACGATCTCCTCGATCTTTTCAGCTGGGACCGCGCGCAGGATGGTCATGCCATTTTCGAGCACGTTGAAAAGGATGAACAGATTCCCTGTGCGGGTGTCTTCGTCCTTCCAGCGTTTGATATTCTTCTTGAGCTGGTTTTTGGGATGGCTCCACCACTCCTGTAAAAATTCGTTTGTGCCTTCGTGTGAGCTCTTGATCTTCAAGCCCTTGCCGACGACGAATGATGTCATGATCTTTACGATGCGGCGCGCGATGGGGTTGACCCTCCACGCGCGCAAGCTCTCGCCGAAAATCTTTTTTCGATCCCATGTGCCGCGCGTGGGACCGTAGAGGTCACTCATTCCCCTTGTGAAGAAGTTGTTATCGGTTTCTGGGCTGAGGGATAGCGCGGCTTCGAGCGCGTCGTTGGCGAGATTGATTTTGCCTTCGAGTTCCTGGATCTGCTGTTCTAACTCTTTCTTAGTAGGCATTATTCATACCCTCCAATGGGTCGGGCTGCTCGATGAAGAATGACTCGAAGGGGATGTACCATTCAAGCAAATCCAATTGCGCGGTGAGGGCGTCGGTAGTGAGGTAGTCGTCATGCACTAATAGTCCGTTCTCGTCGCGCGTGCCTTCGGGCACGCCCCAGCGCATGGTCTTGCCTGGTCCTTGAAGGATCTCGCTCTTGCATTTGTGATACTGCATGCGAACCTCTTCGCTGTGCACGCAATCTCTAAATCTCCCACTCTCAACGATGGCTAGAAAACCGTAGCCCAATTCACTTTTGGAAACACTCGTATATTTGAACCCGATGGTTCGGGATGGATAGGCTTTGTACAACATGCCCCATAATCCCTCGCCTGCGCCGGTGGCGTCTTCGATGATCCATAAGGGCTGCCACAAATCGACCATTGAACTAATACCCCCGTAAATATCTACATGGTTTGTGCCATGCCATTCGAAGCGCTGCACAACCCGATAGATTGGACTTTGGAGCAGGTCGAGGGCGGATAGGTCTACGTCGATAATATCGACGGTGGTTTTGTCTCTGCCTGGGTTGTTCATCCCGTCGAGCTGCATGGCGGCTTCGTCCTGACCGGCTACGTCGATGAGAAAGGCATAGATATGTCCGAGGGTAGGGAGAGTCTGCGGGGGTTGATCGCCCTGGATGAGCGCGAGCCTGCGCGCGGGGAACATGCCGGTGATTGCGTCGATGCGCTCACAGAAGTATTGAGTCTTTACAAGCGGGTGCTGCCTGCCCTTCTTCTGGACTTCGGAATCTACAAATTGACCGTAGGCTTCGTTCACGGTTCGAACCTGGTCGGCGGTGTAGACAAACACGCGCTTGATCCCGTCTGCTTTTTCGAGCTGCCGCGCGGCGTCGATCTCGCGCGCGAGCAGGGTGTCATTGGTCCACTCGGTTCCCACAATGACTCTGGTGGCGTTGGTCGATGCGACCATGGGCGCGAAGTCTTTATCGTATTTGGAAGTAGATATATCCTGCGCCTCGTTGACCACCAGAAGGAGTGAAGCGACCGCTCCTACCACGTTGGCGTCTTTATCCCCTGACAACAGGCTGACAATCGCGCTGCCGATGATGCGCATGTAGTCACTGCGTTTCTTCCAGACTGTGCGCGTGAGCAGGTTTCTCTTGAGCCGGCTTTCCAGCCGGACGATGAAGTTTGTAGTTTGGGGTTTGTAGGTTGGATTAGCGACGACGATACCCACTTCTTTGTGACTGAATAATGTCATGAGGTAGGTGAGGAGGTTCGCAAGCAGTTCGTCCTTGCCTGCCTGGCGGGAGATCACGATTACTATCGTGAGCCCCAATTTTTTCGTAATGGATTCGATAATGGCTTTGGCTGGTTCGAGCTGATAAAAATACATCTTCATGCCCGCTGCGCGGGCGGTGAAGTTATCGAACGTGCGGAGCACGGCTCCTACGGTTTGCTGTAGTGTGCTCATATCCCCATGTCCAAACGTATCTGTTCGAGCGCGTTGTTGATTGCGTCTTCAATCTCTCCCTTGCCGCCGTGTATCAGGTGTTGGGTGCGAATGAGCGTGCCCAGGGATTGGCTCATGAGTGACAGGGTGTTGAGCTGCTTTAGATAATGCTCATCGCTCTTTGTGGTGGTGTCGTCGATTGCTGGTTCTGCCGCGTCTTCAACAAGTGTCATCCCCATGCTTTGGGCGAGCCTGTCCATGCAGACTCGCAGGAATGCGATCTCGGATTTGACATCCGTTGCGGACTGTCCGTTGAGACGTTCTTTTTCTTCCTCGCTGAATCGCTTGGAATAAAACCCATGTTTGAGGGCGTTCTTGTTGCCTGGCTGCGCGCCTGATCTTTTTGTCATTGCCTTACCTGTTGAATAACAACACGGCTAGATTGATCAACCCGATCAACCCGCCGCCCATAGCAAGATAGATGATGAAATTGAATTTGATTGCAACTTCTTCGACAATGCGGATTCGTTTCTCATGTTCCTGCTGTTCGCCGTGAATGGTGTCGACGCGAGCGTCGATGCGCTGGCGCATCTGCTCGACGGATAACTTCAGGCTTTCGAGTTGAACGCGTAAGAGTTCCTCCCTGAGTTTGTTCCTTGTGTCTTGCCCGCTGCCGCTGGTCATGACAGTACTAACCTTCCTGATAATCTGAATCGGACGACTCGCTTTTGTAGTTGGTGGTCTTGAATGAGTTTGACTAATTCTTCGGCTGCGGGCTTGCTCATTTCAACGTCGATGATGGAGATGCGGTCAGTATGGATGTGGTCGAGGTTGGATTTCAATACTTGAACCACATACATTGTGATTGGTCGGGTAATGTCCTGCTTTGTTGTTTCGTTGGATTTGGTCATACTCACTCCAAAAACGAAAAAGCCGCGCACCATTAGGTACGCGGCTGGCTGTGGAAGGCAGTCGCCTATCCCACCTGGGGGCGCTGGACTATCGAGTCCAGCGCGCGCAAGTGGTTTCATTTGTCTTGG